CAAGGACAAGGTCAAGGACAAGGTCAAGGACAAGGTCAAGGACATATACCCCCTAAATCCCCCTCTACGGGTGACGCATTCGAGCGTTTTTGGTCAGTTTATCCGCGAAAAATCGGAAAACAGTCTGCTAAGAGAGCTTTTGAGCGGGTCAAAGTCCCACTCGAAACACTTGTGACCGCAGTGGAGCGGCAGAAGTGCAGCGACCAATGGACGCAGAACAACGGGCAGTTTATTCCACACCCCGCCACATGGCTGAATCAAGGCCGGTGGGACGATGAGCTACCCGAGAGCGCCGGGGGGCATCGGAACACTGGGGCTTTTACTGGCGGCGATGTATTCGCCGAGATGTTGGAGGAGGAAAGGAACCGTGGAAAGAGCTGACGTAATTAGCCTTTTATGGCGGTTAAAACAGGCTTATCCGCAGGACTATGCCAAGATGACCCGCGTAGAAGCCGAAGAGATGGTTTCCCTCTGGGCGGACATGCTGGGCAGTGAAGACCCTGACAAAGCGATGACCGCAGTAAACGCGCTGATTGCCGAGGACACAAGGGGATTCCCCCCGAAGGTTGGCCAAGTGCTGGCAAAAATCAGGGGCGCCGCTTCCCCGCACGTCTCGGTGGCTTGGATGAAGCCATACATCGAGCAGATAGCCGAACAGGAGGCATTCATGCCGAGCATATCGCGTTATGCGAGAGAACACGGGATGACGTGGGAAGCGGCGGCTGCCGAAATGGCAGGCGGTGCGCCATGAGCAGGTATCGCGGGGGCATTTTCAAGTGCCCGTTTTACTCGCGGGACTACCGCGACTATCTCAACTGCGAGGGCGCACAAGTAAAACTGCCGAAAGAGGAGCTGGACGAATATACGCGGCGCTACTGCGCCAACGAAGAATGGCGGCGCTGCCCGATCGCCCGGGCGCTGACGCTGCACTACGAAAGGACGGAGAACCGATGAGCGAAAGAAACAGAGACAAGGTAAAACGGCTTGAGCACGAGCTCGCTGACCTTGCGCGGCTTGGACCGGATGCGCAGAAGCAGGTGCGAAAGGCGATGAGCCGGGAACGGCGGCAGGCCGAAAGAGTGCTTTTTTTTGTTGACGGCAGGCCCGTCCCGAAGGGTAGGCCCCGCGTCACACAGAACGGAACGTACACGCCGAAGAGCACGCGAAAATACGAAGCCGCTATTCGCGCGGCGTGGGAACAGGAGTACGTGATGCCGTTTGCCGAGGGAGATGCGCTGGAACTCGATGTTGTAGCGTATTTCCCGATTCCGAAGGGGACGCCGAAGAAACGAAGCGAGGAAATGGTTGCTAAACCGTACACAAAGCGCGGGGACCTCGACAACATCGTCAAATCCGTCATGGATGCGCTCAACGGGTACGCTTACCCGGATGACGCGGCGATATGGAATATTGCGGCGAGGAAAAGATACACGAATGAGACGCCAGTCACGATAGTAACGCTGACCAAATCGCGAAGCGCAAGGGAGTTTACCGATGAGTTTTGAACACTGCCACAGCTGCAAGCCACCAACGAGGTACCCCGGCTGTCACAGCGAGTGCCCGCACTATCAGGTGGATATCGCCAAGTACAACGCGGCGAGGGATGAAGAGCAGCGGGAAGCGCAGGAGAAAGACGATTACTTGAGCGCGCGCCATTTCAAGACGCGGCGCTATCAACGGCTGAAATGAGGGAGCAAGAAAAGATGTTGACAGAAAAAGAGTTGGGCGAACGGCTCAAGAATATTCGCGAAGTGCACCGCATCAGCCAGTTTCGGCTTGGCGAAATGGTGGAATGCGGGCAGGGGCATATCGGGAAGTTGGAAACCGGAGGGCTCCGCTGGACAGGAATTCGCCGCCCGGAAGTGGACCTTTGCCCCGCACAAATGAAAATCCGATTTGAAAGGACGAGTGAGGAGCGATGAGCAAAGCAGTTTTAATCAGCATCCGCCCGAAGTGGTGCGAAAAGATCATCAATGGCGGCAAGACGATCGAGGTGCGCAAAACGCGCCCGAAGCTGGACACGCCGTTTAAGTGCTATATCTACTGCACGAAGGACAAGCACCTTGCATTCATGCAGAATAGATTTGGTACGAAATTGATCGCCTGCATGGACGCTGAAACGGCAATCCCTGTCGGCGGGGCTGTAGGAAATGGCAAGATCATCGGAGAGTTTACCTGCGACCGGATCTACGAGTTGGAAACCAAAGCGCGCGGCGGCAGCTACTACGTCAAGAACGAAGACCAGCCGACGACGAATTTTATCGCACGGCAGTCCTGCCTTGACCTCAAGGACATGCACGACTATCTGCACGCGCAAACGGGCTACGGCTGGCACATTACCGATCTGCGCATCTACGACGCGCCGCGGGAGTTGAGTGAGTTTACCGGCTTGCGCAATACGAAATTCGGCGCAGAACCGTATGACATCAAGCGACCGCCGCAGAGCTGGTGCTATGTGGAGGAGGGAGAACGTGGAGAAGAAAATTCTTGACGTGACGTGCGGATCTCGGACGATCTGGTTTGACAAGCAGCATCCGGCCGCGGTTTATTGCGACGTCCGCGACGAAGAGTGTTCTGGGGTCTGGACGAGCACTAAACACGATTCCGAGCGCAAGTGCGTTATTCATCCGGACATTCAGTGCGACTTCACGGATTTGCCTTTCCCAGACAATACGTTTTCGCTCGTCGTGTTCGACCCGCCACACCTGCGCCGCGTAGGTGAAAATGCGTGGATGCGGAAGAAATACGGGCGGCTCGGCGAAGACTGGCCGAAGATGTTGCACGACGGGTTTCGCGAGTGCATGCGCGTGCTGAAACCGGACGGCGTGCTGATATTCAAGTGGGCGGAAACGCAAATCCCCGCCGCAGATGTTTGGGCGGCAATCGGCGAACGCCCTCTTTTTGGACATCATAGCGGCAAAAAATCGCAGACCTTTTGGGGATGCTTTATGAAATTGGAGGACGTATGAGCGTTGGAGAACCATTTAGCTGGAAGCCTGCCGCATTTGAGGGCAGTACCGGCATTATGAGCGTGACCACGAAAGAGACGACTGCGCACGGGCGCGTCGTCTACATCAACGAGGCGCACCGCTACTTTACAGCGGAGGCGGATATCAATGGGAAGACGCTCAGAGAGAGTTTTAAGTTTTGAGGAGGTAAAAGATGGACGCTATTGAATTTGTTAAGCAGTTGAGACGCATGGAGGAAAACGCGGGCAGAAAATATAGGATTTTCGTAGATTCCCCAGAGGATGTTGTTGCTGAAGTTGAGGAATGGGCAAAGATGAATCCAGTCAAGACGCGGCAGAGCGTGTTTTTGGAGCAGTGGCCGGAGGCACGCATCGGAGATGATGATGGTGTGTTACAAATATATCCTTGCTTGATTTCCGCGCGCATTACACGGCGGGAGGGGTCGAGTGCATCGACGCCATTGCGGCCGCATTGACGTGCCAGAAAGACCCGATGCAAGCATGGCTGACGGGACAGGTGCTCAAGTACATGTGGCGCTGGCCGCTGAAAAACGGCAAGGAAGATCTGCGAAAGGCGAGATTCTATCTTGACAGGCTGATCAACAGCGCGGGAGATGATTGAGGTGATGCGATGAGCACGTTTCCTGATCGGCTGCGGAGGTTACGCGAACGCCAGCAATTAAAGCGCTGCGTTCTGTCTGAGCTGTGCGGGCTGAACCGTAACACCATCAAGCGCTATGAGATGGGGACGCAGAAACCGTCAATGGACGCGCTGATAAGCATTGCTGATTATTTCGGCGTGTCGATTGACTACCTGCTTGGCAGGTCGGACTATCCAAAAAGTTTATAAAAATATTTTGCAAAACTCACTTATAAGTGAGTCAGGGTATTGCAATCATGAGAAAATTGAACCGCAGAGGTGTAAAAGCCTTTGCGGTTCTCTCATTTATGGCGTTTACCTCCTGCGCCATAGCGGGGCGCGGTGCTTTTCATCTTTTCACACCGCCCCCCCGCGATTTGCCGCACGCACGATGCAGCCCACGATCAGGGCCGAGAGGTCGCACCTCTCATGCGGCACAGGACCCCGCGCACCTCTCAACGATGTGGCCCAGCGGGGACATACGCAGACGTAGCTCAGTTGGTAAAGCACCGGACTTCGTGAGCCGGTATGTCGTGGGTCCGAGCCCCACCGTCTGTGCCAGTGGCCGGGTAGCGCCCGGACAATGTGAGACCGTTGTCGTCATGGCTCACATGGAAATGACAAAGCTCGCTGAAAACTGCGCTTGTCTTGATGCGTCAAGACCGGTTTGACCTGACGGAATAGGGGCTACGACTTTTCGGAGCGTAGTTGTCGGTAGCGTGTGACAATCTAAGCGAGAAAGACGGCCAATGGAAAGAATAACGCCAAATGTGGGCGGCGTTGTGGCCCTTCGGGGCGGGTAAAGTCTGCTATGTAAGGCCAAGGGGCGGGGGCTGGTAGCAAAAATAATTTGACAACGCTTATCGGCGTATCAAAGCGGTAATAGACTGTGACGGGCGGATGAAATTAGACCGCAGCACGACAGCAATTAACGCAAGGAATGCAATCAGAAGCAAAGCAAATGTAAGCAAATGCAAGCAAACGCATAGCTCAGAGAGAGAAAAGAAAAGCCCCCTTGTTCCCCCTTTCTTCTTCTCCCCCTTGCAACCCCCGTATTATCTTACCCCCTATAATCCCCCAAAAGAAAAGAGAGAGAGCGACATTTTGCGCGCGAGAGCGACGAGGTGATGACATGGCTGCGCGTCTGACAGACCGGCAGAAAAAGAAAATACTGGCGGACTATGTGCAGACGAACAACTATTGCGCCACAGCGAAAATCAACGGAGTGTCCGCAACAACCGTTAAGAACCTTGTGCGGGCGAATGCCGACATTGTGGAAAAGTGCGAACAAAAAAAGGAAGAGAACACCGCCGATGTGATGGAATACATGAACGACCACAAAGACCTTGTGTGTTCGTTCATCGGTAAGGGGCTTGAAATGCTCAACGACCCCGAAAAGCTGGCGGCGGCAAATCTCAGCCAGATCACCACGGCAATGGGAACGCTGATCGACAAGTGGGCGATGATCGGCGGCAGTCCTGCCGACACGGTAAAGGAAGACGCGCTCAGTCAGAGCCTAAAGGAAATGGCAAAGGAGCTTGAGAGTGACACATGAATACAGAATTAATGTTTTCTAGTAAAACAGACTTATGGGAAACGCCACAAGATTTGTTTGATAAACTGAATAATGAATTTCAATTTACACTTGATGTGTGTGCAACTCCAGAAAATGCAAAATGCGACAAGTTCTATACGGAGGAACAAGACGGACTGGAACATCCGTGGAAAGGAACCGTGTGGTGCAATCCTCCATATGGGCGCGGCATCGGGCAATGGGTGAGGCGAGCGTTATTTGCATCCGTTAGCGGGGCTACCGTCGTAATGCTACTTCCTGCCAGAACAGATACAAAATGGTTCCACGATTACATATACAAAAGAAACAATGTGGAAATTCGGTTTATTAGAGGACGATTAAAATTCGGCGGAAGTAAAAATTCTGCTCCATTTCCGTCTATGGTAGTTGTATTTATGCCACATGATTAGCCCAAAGCAAGCAAAAATCCTCGCTTTCCCCTATTCCAAGTATGACGCGCTGATCTGTGACGGCGCTGTGCGTTCCGGCAAAACCTCCATCATGATGTGGGCGTTCGTCCACTGGGCGATGGAGAATTTCAGCGGTCAGCGTTTCGGCGTGTGTGGACGCACGGTGGATAGCTGCACCAAGAACATCATCGTGCCGTTTACGGCGATGAGTTTGGCAAAGGAGCGCTATATCATCCGCTGGCGGCGCGGCGACAAGGTTATGGAAGTGCGGCGCGGTGCCGTGACGAATTACTTCGAGGTGTTCGGCGGCAAGGATGAGGCCAGCTATACGCTGATTCAGGGCCGCACGCTGGCGGGTGTGCTGCTGGACGAAGTGGTGCTGATGCCACGCTCGTTCGTGGAACAGGCGCTTGCGCGATGTTCTGTGGACGGCGCGAAGCTGTGGTTTTCATGTAACCCCGGCAGCCCGCATCACTGGTTCTATCAGGAGTGGATTAAGCGACAACGCGAACGGAACACGCTATATCTGCACTTCGAGATGACTGACAACCCAGGTCTGAGCGAGAAAACGCTTGCGCGCTATGAAAACATGTATGCCGGCATTTTCTATGACCGGTATGTGCGCGGATTATGGGTAGCTGCCGAGGGCATTGTTTACAAAGACTTTGCTAACGACACAGAAAAGTATTTGATCGACGATCCGTTGAAATGGGCGGAAGAAAACGATACAAAGTTCTCCGTTATTTCCATTGGCGTTGACTTCGGCGGCACGAAATCCGCGACAAAGTTTCAGGCGACCGGGATTACAAAAGATTATCGAGTGGCCGCGCTGGAAGAGGAATACATCAAGAACGAAGAGATTGACCCTGACGAACTGAATAGGCGCTTTGCTATGTTCTGCCAAATGGTTACGGCAAAGTACGGATACAGCCAGACGCGGGCAGACAGTGCGGAAACGGTGCTAATTCGTGGATTAGATCATACCGCGCAGAAGATGCACCTCGGCACGCAGGTCAAGAACGCAATGAAACTGCAAATTACAGATAGAATCAGGCTCGTGGTGCTGCTGATGAAGCAGGGGCGTTTTAAGGTTTCGCGCAGCTGTCCGCACTTGATTGATGCACTGCAAACTGCAATTTATGATCCTGACAAGTTCGAGGACGAGCGCCTTGACGATGGAACATCTGATATTGACAGCCTTGACGCATTTGAGTACAGCATTGAGCCGTACTACAAGGAATTGGAGCGCGCAGGGCACATGAGGACGGTGAAACAGTGAACATTCGCAGAGCACTTAAAGAATTGGGATTTGACACGATCAATAGCAAATTCTACGACCTGATCGATGTATGGAAATCATGGTATGACGGCGATGTAAAAGACTTCCACAGTTATACGGTGTGGAATGGCATCGAAGAACTGGAATGCCACAGATATTCCGTCAACATGGGCAAGAAAGTCTGCGAGGACTGGGCGAACCTGCTGATGAACGAGCGCGTGAATATCACGCTTGAGGGCAAGAAGGAGCAGGAATTTGTAGATGCGATTCTTGCCGATAATAACTGGGAAGTCAAATCCAATGAATTGCAGGAGCGGAAATCCGCTGTTGGTACAGTTGCTTATGTTCCAATCATGGAGGATATGAGCGTTGACCCTGATACAGCAGAGATCGCTAACCCCGGAAGAATTCATATCAACTATGTAACCGCTGCAAACATCTACCCGTTGACGTGGGACAATGGCATTATTCGTGAGTGCGCTTTTGCATGGACAAAACGAGTTGATGATACGGAATACATCTACATTCAGGTGCATCGGCTGAACGGTGGCGAATACGACATTGAAAACCACCTGTACGATGCGGAGGAAGTCCCATTAACCAGCGTGAGAGGATTTGAAGCAATTCCCCCTGTTGTCCACACAGGAAGCGCCAAGCCGCAGTTTGTCATTGACCGTCTGAACATTGCGAACTCTGATGAAGATAACCCTATGGGCGTTGCAGTGTTCGCTTCCGCCATCGACCAGCTCAAAAGCGTTGATATTACATACGATAGTTATGTGAATGAGTTTGTGCTGGGGAAAAAGCGCATCGTGGTACAGCCGGAAGCAACCAAGGACATCAACGGTAGGCCAGTCTTTGATAAGCGCGAAACGGTTTACTACGTTCTACCGGAAGATCGCGCATCTGATGGAAACATTTTGCAGCAGGTCGATATGACGCTGCGCACAGCAGAGTTTAACACCGGTATGCAAGATATGCTCAACATATTGTCGAGCAAATGCGGCTTTGGCGAGAATCATTACAAATTTGATCAGACAAGCATTGCCACGGCTACACAGGTCATTAGCGAGAATAGCACCATGTTCCGCACGATTAGGAAGCATGAAATTATCCTCGAACAAGCGATTACGGAGCTGTGTCGCATTTTGCTTCGCATGGGCAATCGATACATGGACGCCGGACTTGATGAGGAAGTCGAAATCTCCATTGACTTTGATGACAGCATCATTGAGGACAAAGACGCCGAGTTTAACAAAGAGGAACGGATGCTTTCTGACGGTATTATGAATGATTGGGAAGCTCGTATGCGCTGGTTTAACGAAGACGAGGCAACCGCAAAGGCGGCGCTACCGAAGATACAGGACATGACAACGGAGCGGCAGAACGAAGTGGAGTGAGGTGACGGGCAGTGCCGAAATACCCATTCTCCCCTCCTGTTTTAGACGCGCTGCCGGAAGAACTGGCAGAACTGTTCCGTGCGCTTGAGATAACGCTGCTGGACGAGATATGCAGCCGATTGGTCTTCGCAGATCAGCTCAATGAAGTTACGGTGCAGGATATTCAAGCGCTGAGATCGCACGGCATTGACCTTAAAAGCATCGAAGAATCTATTAGCAAAACAGCAGGGATTAGCAAACAAAAGCTAAATAGTTTGCTTAATGACGTTGTAGAGCGCAACCAGAAGTATTACACCGAAGTCATCGACCTTGCGCATGTAACGCAGCCAGAAACGCTTGTAGACGCGGCTACAGTGGATGCAATTAAGCGGCAGACCCATGATACATTCCGCAATTTAACGGCTTCTATGGGTTTCCTTGTGGGCAACACGATGTTAAAGCCCGCACGCGCTTATCAGTGGGCTTTGGATAACGCAGAAATGCAGATTCAGAGCGGCGCGATCAGCTACAATCAGGCTATCAAGACGGTAGTAAAGCAGCTTGCAGACAGCGGGTTGAAGGTAGTTGACTATGAGAGCCGGCATCGAGATCAGATCGATGTGGCGGCGCGCAGAGCCGTGATGACTGGCGTAAATCAAATTTGTGCCAAGTACACAGAGCAATCGGCAGAATATCTTGATACACCCTATTTCGAGGTTTCCGCCCATGCTGGCGCGAGAGATAAGCCGGGGCCGTCACCGTGGTCAAGCCATAAGGACTGGCAAGGCAAGGTTTATAGTATTCGCGCAAATGACATTTACCCGAGCATCTACGAGGTGTGCGGTCTGGGGGCCGTGGATGGGCTGGAAGGAGCCAACTGCCGCCACCGCCGCAACGTTTGGGTTGAGGGCGTAAGCGAACGCACCTACACAGACGAACAGCTTGCCCATATTGATGATGATCTTGTCTGCGAGTTTGACGGAAAGAAATACACCGCATACGAAGCGACACAGATGCAACGGCGCGTTGAACGCGAGGCACGCAAACTAAAGCGCGAAAAAGCTGCTTACAAGGCCGCAGGATTGCATGAAGATGAGACTGCGGTAAACATAAGGCTGCGGCGGTTAAACGCGAAATACAAGGCGTTCAGCGCGGCGGCAGGGTTGCCGGAGCAGCGGGAGAGAATGAAGGTGCTGTATTGAACTGGGAAGAAGTCAAAAAGGCAATCGATGCAATTTTGAAGCGCGGAAACGATGCTGAAATACGCCGAAAAGGCGACGGGTACATCGTTTTAGAGGTTAAGAAAACAATCAAATACACAGCTTCTGCGTAATTGGGCGCGGGAAAGGGCAATAGGAGCCAACTACTGAGAGTTTCTCGGTGGTTGGCTCTTTTATTTTCGGTAAAACCCGCGAGGCATAGCGGTTTTTATACAACGTTCGCCCCCGAAGAATTGGGGCCAAGGAAAAGGAGAACGAATAACATGGCGAAATTTACGAGAGCGGAAATCAGAAATATTCTCGGCGACGCTTGCACCGAAGAGATTGAAAATCGCTTGGTTGCGCTGCATCTGGGCGTGGTTGACCCCCTCAAGGACGATCTCACGAAGTACAAGGCGGACGCGGAGAAGCTGCCCAGCGTTCAGAAGCAGTTGGATGACCTCAAGGCAGCGGGTGACGGCGGTTATAAGGAGAAGTACGAGAAGGAACACTCGGCCTTTGAAGCCTTTAAGACCGACATCACGGCAAAGGAAAGCAAGGCGGCAAAGGAAAAGGCCGTGCGTGCTTACTTTGAGAGCAAAAACATCACCGGAGCGAATCTCGACCTTGCTATGCGCGGCTGCGGCGAAGAAATGGCCGCATTGGAGCTGGACGGCGAAAAGATCAAGGACACCAAGTCTCTTGATGCGCTCGTAGACGGCACTTACAAGGGGCTTGTCTCCAAGCAGACCGTTCGCGTCGACACTGGCGCGCGCTTTAACGGTGGCGGGAAACCGATGACAAAGGACGAGATTATGCAAATCACTGACAGAGCGGAGCGGCGCGCTGCAATCGCCGCAAATATGGATTTGTTTAGAAAGGAAGAATAAAAATGGCTGCTGATCCTAAGCTCATTAAGAAAGCTGACCTCGCGCGTGTGCGCGAAATTGAATTTACCGAAATGTTCGGCTATTCCATCAAGAAGCTGATGGAGGCTCTGGGCGTTACCCGAAAGATTTCCAAGCAGGCGGGTACTGTGCTCAAGAGCTACAAGGCCACTGGCACGCTGGAAAGCGGCGCTGTTGCCGAGGGTGAGACCATTCCCCTCAGCAAGTACAAGACCGGAGCCGTGGACTACAAGGAGATTACGCTCAAGAAGTGGCGCAAGGCCACCTCTGCCGAAGCAATCACCGATCGCGGCTACGATCAGGCGGTGGAGATGACCACCGACGAAATGCTCAAGGATGTGCAGAAAGGCATCCGCAAAGACTTTTTCAACTTCCTCGCAACCGGCGAGGGCAAGGCGTCCGGCACGACCTTCCAGGCGACCTTGGCTCAGGCATGGGGCCAGCTGCAGGTGCTGTTTGAAGATGACGAGATCGGTGCGGTGTATTTTCTGAACCCGCTGGACGTTGCTGACTACCTCGCAAGCGCAAACATTACCTTGCAGACCGCGTTCGGCATGACTTACGTTGAGAACTTCCTCGGCCTTGGCACCGTGATTCTCAATTCCAGCGTTCCCAAGGGCACGATTTACGCCACCGCCAAGGACAACATTGTCCTGTACTACATTCCTGTGAACGGCGCTGATCTTGGCGAGGTGTTCGATTTCACCACCGACGCCACCGGCTATATCGGTATCCATGAGGAGCCCGATTACACCAACATGACCGCATCTGACACCGTTATCAACGGCATGGTTCTTTTCGCTGAGCGTATCGACGGCGTGGTGGTCGGCTCTATCACTCCGGCGGTGGGGGGCTAACTGAACTGCTGAACGAGCCTGACCCTGACACCCCGGCTTTCTCCGACATGACAAAAGCTGAAATGCTTGCGTATGCCGATGAAAACGGGGTGGAAGGGGTCAGCAGTTCGATGAAAAAGGCTGAAATTCTCGCAGTTTTGGAAGGAGGGCACTGATGACTTACGCAGACTTTGAATACTACTCCGGCACCTATATGGGCGCTGTGAGTGAAAATGACTTCCCGCGTCTTGTTGTCCGCGCCAGCTCCTTCCTCGATTACTACACGCGCAACAGAGCGCAAGACAACGCTAATCTGGATGCGGTAAAGATGTGCTGCTGCGCGCTCGTCGACAAGTATGCAGTCATTGAATCAGCGCAGGCGCTTGCCGTGAAAAACCTTGCAAACGCTGCGGCAAATGACGCGGAAGTCAAAAGCGAAACGGTAGGTAGTTATTCCAGAACGCTTGCAACAGGCGGGGAATCCGCCCTGTCTGCACTCAGTGCGACGGACGGGGCAAAGAAACTGCTTGCGGAAACGTGCATGGAATACCTTGCCCATACTGGGCTACTGTATCGCGGAGGTGGTTGCAGATGTACGCTCCCAACACTGTAACGATTTACAACATCGTGCAGGAGATTGACCCAACAACGTTTGATGAGGTCGAGAAGGTTTATACCACAATCCTGCGTGGCGTGATGTTGCAAGCGTCGAAGGGCGTGAACGTGCGCGAAAGCGGCCTTGAGAGCGCGGACGCGGTAAATCTGTACATCCCGTTCGCCGTGGAAGCGGTGGACGGGGTAACAGGGAAGCCGAAAACATATATCGGGCCGCAATCGTTTTTCAAATCGGCAAACAAGTCCGGCCTGTGGACGCTCTCATACAAGGGCAACGGTGGCATGACGTGCTTTGTGAAGGGCGAATTTGTATCGGACGACATGACCGTCGTGCTGAGCCATGACGATTGCTACAACGTGACCAAGGTTGACGCTATGGACTACGGTAGCCCCGATATGCAGCATTTTTCCGTTGGAGGTGCGTAATGGGCATCAAGTTTTCCGTGCATACCGATGGAATGGGCTCTGTAAGGACTGCCGTTGCAAAGGCTTGTACGCGCGCTGAGCACGCTTTAGCCGAGCAGATGGAGAAAGACACTCAGCCTTTTGTGCCGATGCTCACAGGTTCGTTAACGCAGCGCACAAGGGTAGTTGGCAACGACATCATCTACCCCGGCCCTTACGCAAGATTTTTGTACTACGGGAAAGTCATGGTTGACCCAAATACCGGCAGCACATACGCGCCGAAAGGCGGAACGAAGGTCGTGACTGACCGCAATTTGGTATTCAACCACACGGCGCATCCACAGGCACAAGACCATTGGTGTGAAGCATCAAAAGCGCAGAACCTCGATAAGTGGTTGCGTGTAGCAGAAAAGGCGGTGAAGAAGTACGGAACAGGTTAAAAAGACGGTCTCGGCAGCGGAAGAGGATCAAGTCTCCCGAAAGTTGCTTACGTGGTTAAACACATTCCCTGACAAGCCGGTTGATTTGATTCGGTTCGAATTTCTTCCCGCCGATACTGCGGCGATGGCGCTGTCTACGATTCAGGCGGCGTACATCGTGCAAAAATATATTCTCGGTGGATATCAGGCGGAATACCAATTCAAGGTCATCTACCGCATGAAACCGGGGAACAGCAACGACAAACGGCTCAAAGCTGACGAGCTGCTTAACGCCTTGGGCGATTGGGCAACAAGCGAAACGCCACCTGACATTGGAGATGGTCGGAGTGTCATCCGTATTGAGCCGACAACGCGATCCTCTCTTTTTGCCGTGTATGAAAACGGTGATGAGGATCACCAAATCCTTATGAAAATGAACTACGAGGTGATTAAAAATGGCTGATACGACCTTTAACACCACGGCTGGGCAGACCGTAGACCGCGAACTTCTGATCGCGTATCTCAACACGGGCGAAACCGGAACCCCCACGTGGTCTCCCCTCGGTACACGCGTCACAGATTCCAGCATGGAATACGACTGGCAGGAGGATTCCTCGAAGGATATTCTTGGCACGACGCGCACGACCATGAAGAAACCCATCATCACGCAGACCTTTGACCCGTCTGATCTGGACGCTGGCGACCCCGCCATCGTTAAAGTTTGGAATCTCGCTGTCAAGGAGCAGAACGCGGCGGCGCTGGCGAATCAGGACGTGCTGATTGTCCACGCTTATGCAGGCACGGCAAAGACCGCAGTATTTGCGGAGCGCTATTCGTCCTGCATGGTCAAGCCGTCGTCCCTCGGCGGCGAGGGCGGAGGCTTTATCGGTATGCCTATCGACGTGACGTTCGGCGGTACACGCACGATTGGCTCTGCCGCTATTGATGGAGACACTGTTACGTTTACTGCGGATTAACAACTTATAGAGGGCTGGCATCTGTCAGCCCTCATTTTGGAGGAATATATGGAACTCAGTTTTGATTCTGGTGTAAAGGAATATACCATTCGCGGCGTGAACGGCATTGTAACGGTGTACTTCAACCCTGCGGATGTTAACTTTGCAAAGAAAGCATATAAAACCTTTGATGACCTACGCAAGAAGCAGGAGACCCGCGCAAAGACACTTGAAAAGGATATCCCCGATGATGAGCTTTTCGACATGGTTGATTCTCTTGACAAGGAAATGCGCAGCATCATCAATGACCTGTTCGGGCAGGACATTGCCGATACGCTTTTTGGCAGCGTCAACGCCTATTCCGCGGCCAACGGTGCGCCGGTTTGGCAGAACTTTATGACCGCCATTATCGAGCAGTTTGATGAGGCAGTAAAGCGCGAACAGGCGCTTGCCAATGAGAAAATCCGCAAGTATACGCAGAAATACCGTAAATGATGTACGATCTTCCAACGTCGCTGAACGTCTGCGGCGTTGACTATGAAATCCGCTCAGACTATCGCGCGGCACTGGACGTGCTGGCGGTATTTGCTGCGGCCGATCTGACCAACGAGCAGAAAGCGCTTGCGGCTCTGGATATCTTTTATCCGGACTTCTTAAAAATGCCGGATGAGCACATTCCAGAAGCCGTGAAACAAATGACGTGGTTTCTCGACTGCGGGGATGAGGGCGATAATCGCAAGCGGCCTAAGTTGATGGACTGGGAGCAAGACTTTCAATACATCGTGGCCCCCATCAATCGTGTTGTGGGGCAAGAGGTCCGCGCAATGCCTTATTTCCATTGGTGGTCATTCGTCTCGGCGTACTACGAAATCGGGGATTGCTTGTTTGCAAACATCGTTCGAATTCGCAACCTGAAAGCAAAAGGAAAAACGCTCGACAAGTCGGATCGAGAATTTTACCGAGAAAACAGGCGGCTTGTCGATCTAAAGAAGCCGATGACGGAAGAAGAAAACGACACGATCAATGCGTGGTTGGGCAAAAAAACGCCCGACGCAAAATAGCATCGGGCGAAGATGGTTACTTATTTGCAATGAATTCAATTTCGTTTCCAGACCAAAAGTCGGGAGTAAAGCGGATTTCAATCTTTTCCCAGCCTTTGGGGACTTCGTATCCGACAACACCGGTCATTTTCTTACCGGCAGCAACGGCCCCGTCTAACTGAGGTTTATCGGTTGCGATAGTGGCCGAAATGCTCAGATTTGTCGAGTAGTCATCAACATAGGAGTTGAACGATGCGATAGAGCTAACGGCAATATCTTTATCCGACTGGTTATCAATGGAGAATTCGCAAAGCAAAAACACATTGCCATCATCAGGGGTGTTGAACTGCGATCCATTGCTTTCGGTGCAGGAATCAAACTTTACACTGACCCCGTTTAGCTCGGCAGTTTCTCCAACGCCAAACGTTTGTTTCTCTGCAACAGAATCATCGCCCATGCCGTTTAATGCGGCGGCAATCATGCAAATGCCGAAAATAGCAATGATAATCCCCAACACCGGGTGGCGCTTTTTCTGCTTGGCTCCACACTGCGGGCAAGTGGTAGCGGATTTTGCGATAGATGCCCCGCATACCTTGCAAGTAGTCATCTTATCCATTTTTCATTCCTCCTTGCCATTATTTATGGCTGCTTGGATGATATCACGCAAAAAACCAAAAAGCAAGAAGGTGATGTTATGGCTGACGGCGAAGTCGTATTTGAAGCGACTATTAGCGACAAAAAACTCCATCAGGAGTTGAACAAAGTAAAAAGCAATATCGAATCCTTACAAAAGGAGTTCAACCGGCTCGGCGACCAGAAAACGCCAATGGAAGACCGGCTGCGCAGCATCGGCGCAGAGCTGGATGCGGCAAAACAGGAGCTTGCAGATATGCGTACAGCACCGAAAGGCACGTATGAGAAAATCGACGTGTCCGAGCAGGCCGAGCGCGTGCGAATGCTGCAAAGCGAATTTAACAAAACTGCAAATAGCATTGACAAACTCAACGAAAAGCTCAACAAAACCGGCGATAAGATTTCCGACGCGAAAACGCAGGCAGTCGAGCTAACACAGCAGATCGAGGGAAGATCCAAAGGCGCAGGGCTGCGCAATGCAACCGAAGCGGCGGCAGATTCCATGAAAGTATTTGGACAGCGCGTAAAATCTGTTGTCCGCAGTGCCCTTGTTTTTACGGTTATTACCCAAGCATTAACAAAAGTGCGTGACTGGGTAAAAAATGTCGTAATGGTAAACTCTGATGCAAGAGAATCCATTGCGCAGCTTAAAGGAGCGCTTTTGACGCTGGCGCAGCCTCTTGTAAGTGTAATTGTCCCCGCCTTTACACTGCTTGTAAAAGTTATTACGGCAGTAGTCTCGCAGATCACGCGTCTTGTGGCGCTTATCTCCGGCAAGAGCGTCAAGGCAACTGCTAACTCGGCAAAGGCGCTGAACAAAGAGACCAGTGCATTAAAGGGAACGGGCAGTGCCGCGAAGAAAGCGGCAAGTCAGCTTGCGGCGTTTGATGAGATCAACCAGATTTCCACCGATACCGCAAACGATGCGGGCGGTGGCGCATCTGCTGACGCAATCACTCCGGACTTTAGCTACATGGACGACATCAGCGACCGCTTAAAAAAAATCGCCGATGCAGTCATGCTCATTGCGGCAGGCTTAGCGCTGTGGAAAATCAGCAGCAGCTTGCCGGGTGTGCTTGGCACTATTCTGCAAAAGCTCGGCGGCATCCTTATCGCGGTTGGAGGATTGATTCTTCTGTGGGACGGCTTATCCGACGCATGGAATAACGGCGTTAACTGGGGGAATCTGCTTGAAATGCTTGCAGGCACAGCGGCGCTTGCCGGGGGGCTTGCAATCGCATTCGGCAAAGTTGGGGCTGGCATCGGCCTTGTAGTGGCTGGCGCAGCAATGATTATCACAGCGTTTAAGGACATTTGTGATAACGGTGCAAATCTCAAAAACACGCTGTTACTGATTGCTGGCATTGTGGCAACGGGGTTGGGATTCTTCTTTCTGACCGGTAGTGTCATCCCACTTGTGATTGCGGGAATTGCTACGGTAGTTACCGCTGTGCTTGCTCTGACTGGCAATTTGACCGAGTTTGCGAGAAACCTTAAAGATAACATCCTTGGCGGCATTATCCAGTTTATCAAGGGCGTGTTCACTGGTGACTGGAATTCTGCATGGAATGGTGTCAAAAAGGTGTTTAAAGGCATTTGGAACAGCATCGTCATTATTGCTGAAAGCGCGGTGAACGCCATTATCAAGGGATTGAATTGGCTTATCAGCAAGATCAACACGATTAAGTTTACCGTCCCGAGCTGGGTTCCGGGTCTTGGCGGTAAAAGCATCGGGGGGCATCTTTCCTCGCTTTCCGAAGTACATCTTCCGCGTCTGGCAACCGGCGCAGTCATTCCGCCCAACAAAGAATTTCTCGCCGTGCTGGGCGACCAGAAGAGCGGGACGAACATCGAAACGCCGCTTGCAACGATGGTCGAAGCATTTAAGCAGGCTATGGCGGAATCTGGCGGCGGTACAACTACGGTCGTTATCCAGCTTGACGGTAAGGAAATCGCACGCAGCACCGTGAAGAACATTAACAACATGACACGCGCGGCGGGTAAGCCCGTGCTGTTGTACTAAGGAGGAGTAACATGGAAGTCCTTATTATCAACGGCACGGACTACTCCGATTTTATCGCCACAAAGGGTTATGGGTGGAGCCGCAACGACCTCGACAGCGATAAGACCACCCGCACAAAAGATGGGAAAATGCGCCGTGACAAGATTACCAGCAAGCGGAAGCTGAACTATACAACGCGCTCTATGCCTCGCGATAAGCTGGCAAAGCTCGATGATGACCTTAATGAGACAACGGTCACGGCCAAGTATCTCGATCTGCATGGCGTCAGAACCAGCACGTTTTATTGCTCGTCGATGGAATGCACGCTCGAAGAAGCAGCAGACGACAATGAGGTGTGGGGCGGCGCGACGTTTAACTTGATCGAGGTGTGATATGGGGCAGACGACAAGTGCGCTGTGGCGCGAGCTGCTTCACAAGCCCGGGACGGAACGCGAATACAAATTTATCATCAATGGTGTGGAATACGGGAAAGACGCGGAGGTTTCCCACTCTGTTGAATCTCAGCTGTTTGAAGAATTTGGCATCGGCAATGCCTGTTGCGCGACGCTGAAACTCGCAGTCGTCGCGGACAATATCCCGCGCGCCGCGACGATCAATCGCTATCTCAGGCTTGTTAATGGCAGTCAGGCGACAGACTGGATCCCAAAGGGCGTGTTTTTTACCAACCGCCGGTCCTGCGATGGGGATTATTGGGAACTTGAAGCATACGACGCTATGAGAAAGGCTGACGTTGTGTGGGAGCCAGACCAGTCGCTTAACTTTCCGATGACTATGCCTGACGCTGTAAACATCTTTTGCCAGTTGATGGGCGTGGAACTGGACAGCCGCACAGTGCTCAACAGCTCGTATACCATCGACTATCCCGCAAATGATTACACCATCCGCAATGAGCTATGTTTTATCGCAGCGGCGCACGGCGGGAACTGGATTATTACCGATGCAGGGAAACTGTTGCTTATTCCGTTGTTGTCCATGCCTACCGAGACGAACTATCTCATTACAGAAGCGGGCAACGCTATCACATTTGGAGGGGTGAGGATTCTTGTCTGATAAATATTACGTCGGTGGCGACATTACGAGTTTTTCTGACAATGGCAAGTACAAGCCTATCTCCCGCGTGACGCTGCTTGTGGACGATGAAAACAGCCTGACGGCAGGCGATGATACCGGAATGGAGATTGTCGCAAGTTGTCCTCACGCTACGCAGCCAATGGTAAATGCTTTGCTGCAAACCATGAAAGGCTACCAGTATCAGGCGTACGAAGCAGGCGCGGCAAACATCGATCCGGCGGCAGAGCTGGGCGACGGCGTGACGGTTGGTGGCATTTATTCGCCGCTGTCTAAACTCTCTGATGATGGCCGCGGATATGCGGGCATTTCTTCCCCCGGAGAAGCGGAGATGGAAGACGAATATCCGGCTGAGGGGTACATCACACAGGAATTCAACCGTAAGATTGCCGAAACACGCTCGACTATCACCAAGACCAGCGAGGCGATCATGCTCAAGGTCGAGGGCATCGACGGCAAGTATACCGAGGTCAAAACCACGCTGGACGGCCTGACGGTGACAGACGAAAGCGGCACGACCAAGATCAATGGCAGCAGCATCAAGACGGACAATCTGTACGTCGATGCGGCAAATATCAATGGTACGCTGACGGCCGACCAAATCCAGACCGGTAGCATCCGCGTCGGCGATCTCAAGGACGGGGCGAACTACGCGACGAAGACCTACGTCGACAACAACGCGGGTCTGAGCCAAAGCGAAGTTGACAGCCGAATTGATACATACATCGACGAGACCTCTATTACGGCGGAAAAACTCAGGGGACGCACAGTCGAATTGTTAGCAAGCAGCAACCAAGCCATCGGCTCTATCGAGCTTGCCTACACGACGACCGGGTACGGAATTGCCATCAACACGACGTATGGCGGAATTCAGCTCAATTCTGGAGGCAAGATTTATCTTTCTGCCTATGACGGCGCATTTGTTACGCTGAGCGACGTTGTATCTCTGGGCGGCGGGCCGCTGCTGATCGGGTCGAAGATGTACGGCTCAAGCCTCCCCAGCAATCCACAGTACGGGCAACTGTTTTTCCTCTTGCAGTGAGGTGACACATGGCACGATTTTACTGCACGCTCTCACCGGTGGATGGAGCCGGAACGAAGCTCGAAGTCTATGCCAAATTCACGGGAGGCGCAGATGATTACAGCTATAAGCGCTCTATTGACGTGCGCGTCATCGGCGTTGGAACATTTGAGTTTACGTCAGCGGAAACGGGCGGCGGCACGAGCACATTTTCCGGCTATATCACGGGGCTTTCTCCGGGCACAGAATATGAGTGGGTCTGCAACCTCTACTACTGGAATGGCGATTGGACAGTCTCCGATTACAGCGACGAGGGCACAGCCACGACGTACAGCGACAGCTCAAGCACTGCCGTATACATCAACAATCAAGCATACACCCCATACATTTACACCAACGGTTGGGGCGCATATGACGCATACGTCTATACCGGCAGTTGGAACGTATCAGGATAGGAGTGATAACAATGGACAAGAACAAACTGCGGGAGCAGATCAACAGTGCATATGCCATGATTACCGGCATCTATGTTAAGGGCAGCGAGGCTAAGCGTATGGCAATGGCGATGCAGAACCTCGAAAATGCCTTTGCCGAGTTGGACAAGCCGGACGAGCCGCCCGCCAAAGAGGGCAAGACGAATCCCGAGAAGGAAAGCGAGGTAACTGATGGCTGATAAAGCAATTTCCGACCTCACGCAAGCGACACAGATTACGGGCGAAGACCTTTTTGTGCTTGAGCAGAACGGCGAGGCAAAGAAGCTGAAAGGCTCGCAGGTCGTGCAGTATGCCAAGGATTCTGTTAAGGAGTATGCTGACAGTGCCAAGGCATCGGCTGATGCGGCGGCAAAGGACGCAACCAGAGCGGAGACCGCTGCGCAGGGCATCGACGACAAGGTTGCTGCAGCTGACGCTTCCGCAAAGGCGGCGGCATCTTCTGCGGCTGCAGCTGCTGCATCTGCGACCGGCGTTGACGAAAAGGCGCAGGCCGCGCAGACGGCGGCAACCAATGCGGCAAAGTCTGAGACGGCGGCAAAGGACGCGCAAATTGCTGCGGCCAACGCGCAGAAAGCGGCGGAGAGTGCGCAGACCGGCGCACAGACCGCTAAGACGGCGGCGGAATCGGCACAGGAAGCCGCTGAGAGCGCAAAGGACGCGGCGGCGGGTAGTTCGACCGCTGCGGGGAAGAAAGCGGCACAGGCCGCTCAGAGCGCCGAGGACGCAACATCTGCCAAGTCTGCGGCGGAAACGGCGAAGACCGATGCACAGGCGGCACGCGACGCCATCGTCAACATGATCGTCGAGGCGGTGACGCTTGAGACAGGCAAGCCCGCCACGGTGAGCAAGTCCCTCGTGGACAATGTTTACAAGCTGGTCTTTGGCTTGCCGCGCGGCGAGACTGGCGCTCCCGGCCCGAAGGGGGCACCCGGCAACGGCATTTCCGGCATCGCGCTCAAGAGTGGCACACACGCCCCCGGCACGAGCGACGTCTACACCATCACTTTGACGGACGGCACAACGTTTGACTTCGAAGTCTATAACGGTGCGAACGGTCAAGGCGCTGGCGATATGCTTGCAAGCGTGTACGACCCGCAGGGCAAGCGGACGGACATCTACAAATACGTCGATGATGCGTTTTCTAACGTTCCCGCTGCCAATGTAAAGTTTTCTGACGGCACAACGTTTCAGCAGAAGTTGGACAGTGGTGCGCTTAAAGGGGATCCGGGGAAAGACGGTGCCCCCGGTGCAAAGGGCGACCCCGGCGAGAAGGGCGCGGACGGCGCTCCCGGCAAGGACGGAGCCAAGGGAGACAAGGGAGACACCGGCGATCAGGGGCCGCAGGGCTTGCAGGGGCCGAAGGGCGACACCGGTCTGCAAGGTCCGATTGGCCCACAGGGGCCGAAGGGCGACAAAGGCGACACCGGCCCGGCAGGCCCCGTCAATATCCCATCCACCACCTCTCTCATCAAGGGCAATGGCTCGGGCGGGCTGGTGGCGGCGACGCGCGGCAGCGACTACATCGCAAGCGGCAACATCGTCAAGCAGACGCTCGTGGCATCAGAGAGCACGCCCACCGAGAACTACGCGATCAACTGGGTGTACGGCTAAGGAGGCGCGGAGATGGCAAATGCAAAACTCGGCAGTAAAGCCGTCGGCAGTATCGTCAAGCTAAAAGTAAACGGTACGGCCAAAGAGTTCATTGTCGTCCATCAGGGCAAGCCCGGATCGATGTACGATGACTCCTGCAACGGCACTTGGCTGTTGATGAAGGATATCTACGAGAATCGTGTCTGGCAGAACGGAGACATCAACAAGTACGAAAGCAGCGACATCCACGCCTACCTGAACAGCACGTTTCTTAACCTATTCGACAGCAATATCAAGGACGCCATTAAGCAGGTGAAGATTCCCTATCGCAAGAACGGCGGTTCGGACGGCACCGACCAGAGCGGCGCGAACGGGCTGCCCTGCAAGGTGTTCCTGCTATCCGGTCCTGAAGCCGGCTTGGCTGGCGCAAGCTATATACCGAATGATGGCACTAAGCTGGATTACTTCAACGCGAACACCGGAGTAGACTCCAAGCGCATTGCATATCTGAGTGGTACGGCCACTGCTTGGTGGCTCCGCTCCCCGAGCACCTACAGCGCCAACTACGTGTTGGTCGTCAACTCCGACGGCGGCTACAACGACGACTACGCATCCAACTCGAGCGGCATTCGCCCCGCTTTGATGCTCCCGCAAGACATGGAAGTCGACAGCTCGGGCAATGTCACGCCGCCCCCACCGCCCGCTACACACAAGACCCTCGTCAACGGCACGGCCTACACCGTGCGGGGCGGCAAGTGCATGGTCAACGGCACGGTGTACAACATCCTCAAAGGAAGGACGCTGATTGACGGCACGGGGTATGATATCACGTTTAAGCCGAGCTACGACCCTGTATTTGCCAACAACACGTGGGAGCAGATCATCGCGGCGTGCCACAATAACGAAGTGCCGGACACGTGGAAGGTGGCAGACCATAAGCCCATGACCATCAATGGTGTGGACTACCAGATCGACATCATCGGCAAGAACCACGATGACTATTCAGACGGCTCGGGCAAGGCTCCGCTGACGTTCCAGCTGCATGACTGCTACGCGGACGCAAAGCAGATGAACAGCTCAAACACCAACAGCGGCGGCCGGACGAGCTGCGCCATGCGGCAAACGCACCTGCCTGCCATCCTTGCCAAGATGCCAACGGAGGTACAGAACGGCATCCGGGAGGTGAATAAGCTGACCTCGGCGGGCAACACGAGCAATACCATCAACACCACGGCGGACAAGCTGTTTCTGCTGAGCGAGATCGAGATTTTCGGCAGCGTCAGCTATTCCAAGAGCGGTGAGGGCACGCAGTATGACTACTACAAGGCGGGCATCAGCACGGTGAAGAATCGAAACGGCAGCGCGTACTACTGGGGGGAGCGCTCTCCGAATGGCCGCTACTCCTCGGATTTCTGCATTGTCGACAGCAAAGGCTACGCCTACTACGACTATGCGAGAAACGCGAGTGGCGTTTCCTTCGCCTTCTGCTTCTAAAGAAAGGACTGATACTTTATGGCAATTTACATCAAAGTCAACAACACCGAATACCCCGCAGAGATCAACGGCAACCCCAAAGACCGCACGTGGGACGGGCGCGACACCAAGACCGTCACGCTCACCATGCCCTACGCGCAGGTCGCGGCACTGCTGCCCGACAATACGCCGTGGAGCATCGTGCAGCGCGACATGGTGGACGTGCTGGACGAGCAGGGCCAGCCCACGGGCGAGACCAAAGAGGTCGTCAACGAGTACGACAACAGTGCCTATAGCCTTGCTGGTGACATCACTGACCACCGCGACGGCACCGTATCTATCAAGATGGGCAAGCCCACGGAGACGGAGAACGCCAAAGCGACCGTTACCGCCCTTGCGGGCGCGCCGGTCACATACGCCCGTGCGGTGGAGCTGCGGCCCATCATCGAGCAGGCAACGGTCAGCTTGAGCGACGGCGAGGCGGCGACTGTGCCCGAGCTCATCACGGCATGGGCGTATCCTGTTGCTTACGCGGAGGGCGACCGCAGGAGCTACGGCGGCAAGGTGTACAAGTGCCGGCAGGCGCACACCTCGCAGACCGACCGGACGCCGGACAAGACACCCGCGCTGTGGGCGGTCATCGACGCCGAGCACGCGGGCACGCAGGCAGACCCCATCCCGGCGAGCCGCGGCATGGAATACGAATACGGCAAGTACTACCTCGACAGCGAGGACGGCAAAACGTACAAGTGTGAGCGTACCGGCGAGGCTGCGGGCGGGAAGATCGTCTTGCAGTATTTGCCGCATGAGCTGGTAGGGAACTATTTCACCGCGGTCTAAGTCCGCAGAAAGGGAGCGGGATATGGATAACTCAAAGCACTACGATGACGCAGAGATCGCGCTGATCGAAAGCCGATGCAAGAGCAATACGCACCGAATTAACGAGCTGCAAGAGCACCAAACGGCGCTTGACAGGCTGGCGACTTCGGTCGAAGTGTTGGCGACCAAGCAGGAGACCGTTGAGGGAGACGTCAAAGAGATCAAAGAGGACGTGAAAGCCATCACGGGCAAGGCGGGGAAGCGCTGGGACGGGCTGGTCGACAAAATCCTTGCAGCGCTGGCGGGCGCGTTCATCGCGTGGCTGCTGTCGGGGGTGGCCCTATGAAGAAGCTGAGAAAGCGGGACAAGTACGTCATCGCAGCAGTGCTCAACCTCTGCTGGTACTGCATTGCGGTGCTCGTATTGACCGCGCATGACAAGGTAGTGCCGGACAGCCTGACGGTCGCATGGTTCGCGGCGTGGACGGCGGAGCTGGCACTTTTGGCGGGAATCAAAATCAAGGGAAAGGACGAATGAACCATGAATGAAAAAATCCTCAAGCGTATCGCAAACCTCATGAGCGTCAAAAGCATCGTAACGCTGGTGTTGACGGGAGTATTTGCGTACATGGCCGTCACGGGAAACATCTCGCAGGACTTTATGACGATCTACGCGGTCATCATCGCGTTCTACTTCGGCACGCAGAGCCAGAAGACGCAGGACGTGATCGACGGCAAGGGTGACGGCAATGTATCACAGTAGGGACATCGCCGACCTGCGGGCGGACGTGCGCGCAAACTGTGTCATCTTTCTCAACCTCTGCAAGGAGGCTGGGCTTCCGGTGCTCGTGACCGAGACAGTACGAGATGACGAGTATCAGCGCTATCTTGCCGCGAACGGCTACGCGGCAAAGACCGCGACGCGCCCGACGTTTCACGGCGTCAAGGCTGGGCTGGCGTTCGACATCTGCAAAAACGTCAAGGGGCATGAGTACGACGATCCGACGTTCTTTGCCCGCTGCGGGCAGATCGGCAAGCAGGTCGGCTTTTCGTGGGGGGGCGACTGGAAGAAATTCCCGGACAAGCCGCATTTTCAATGGGACGACCATATGCGATACACAGGGAGCATGATCTTGGCGGGGAAGTACCCGCCGGAAATGGAGGAGTACATGGATCAGGCAACGTTTAACAAGATGATGGACAGCTATTTGGCGCAGCTGCGCACAAAGCCCGTCTCCACGTGGGCGGCGAAGGACTGGGCGGCGGCAAAGGCTGCGGGCATCACGGACGGCAGCGCGCCGCAGGGGCTTATCACGCGGCAGGAAGCCGTGACGATGATCCAGAGAGCGACAAAATAACATGTCCTAATCGGGCACAGGAAGGAGCGGGCGGCGAAAGCCCACGCGCAAGCGCCTCTGCAAGCCCTACACGAGCATGGACAGTCAGCACAAGCGTATCCGCGCGCAATTATCCTCTATGGCCCCGAAGCGGGCCGTGGCGTATATCTTATCGTTTGAGCTGCCGCAGGATGAGGCGTACTGCCTTATTGAATGCGATGTGCGCGGGAAGAGCCGCGTCGAAGTCGCGGAGACACTGCACGTCTCACCGGAGTACGTGAAGACGCGGCGACGCCGGGCATACAGCAAAATCGCGGACGGTATTAAAAACGCATAAAGAAGAGACCCTACAAAGACCTTTTTCAGGTTCTTTGCGGGGCCTCTTTTTCGTTATCATGGAGGCAACAAAAGGAGGTGCGCGAAATGTACGACCGACTTTTAGCTTTGGGCTTTACTGAGCAGATGGCAATGGACATTTTGACGCTGTTTCCTGATCCTGATGAGCTGCGCACTTACGTCTATTTCGCGGAGCTTTTCCATGTATAGCTATTTCAACCCGAATCCAAACGGACGCAACGTCAGCGACTGCACCGTGCGCGCGATCTGCAAGGCGACGAGAAAGGACTGGGGCGAGGTTTATTTGGCTCTGTGTATACAGGGGTACTTAGACGGCGATCTCCCCAATGCAAACGCCTGTTGGGGCGCGTATCTGCGGTCGCTTGGCTATCGGCGTTACATCATACCGGACACCTGCCCGGACTGTTACACGGTCGGTAAGTTTGCCGATGAGCACCCGCGCGGGACGTATATCCTCGCCCTCTCCGGCCATGTCGTGTGCGTTCAGGATGGGACAATCTATGACAGCTGGAACAGCGAGAACGAAATTCCGCTTTATTACTGGGTAAAAGAAACGGAGGAATGAACATGGCATATCCCTATTTCAACCCCTATTATCCGCAGCCAATGCCGGACAACCTCATGCAGATGCGGCAGATGCAGCAGCCACAGATGCAGCCCATGCAGCAGCCTATGTCGCAGCCAGTGCAACAGAACCCCATCGCACAGGGCGGCGTGCAGTGGGTAAGCGGCGAGCAGGAGGCGAGAGGCTATCTCATCGCGCCGAACTCCGCTGTGGCGCTGTGGGATTCTACCGCGCCGACTGTGTATCTCAAGCAGGCGGATGCAAGCGGCAAGCCGACGCTCAAGATTTACGACCTTGTAGAGCGCGCAGAAACGCCCCACGCAGCGCCGCAGGAAAAGGGCGTGGAATTTGTCACACGCAAAGAGTTTGACGCGCTGGCGACTCTTGTGGGCGAAATAAAGGGCAAGAAGAAGCGAAAGGTTGAGGAGGACGAGGACGATGAGTAATCCGTTTATGGCGGCGCTGGGCGGCGGGCATGTCCCTATGGGCAACTTTGCCCAGATGATGCAGCAGTTCAACCAGTTCAAAGCGAATTTCAAGGGCGACCCCAAAGCGGAGGTCGAAAAGCTCTTGCAGAGCGGTAGGCTGAACCAGCAACAGCTCAACCAGCTACAGCAGATGGCAAAGCAGTTTCAAAGCCTGATGCAGTAAGCATCAACATAAATCAACATCGTGGCCACGATTTGATGAATAAAAATTTTTCAAAGGAGTGATACTATGTCTCTTTCTGACGGCGGCGTTCAGGCCACTATGCCTGTTGCGCCAACCGGCATGATGAACAGCGGCTTTGGCGGCTTCGGCGGCGATGGCGCGTGGTGGATCATCATTCTTTTCCTGTTTGTGTTCTGCGGCTGGGGCGGCAACGGCTGGGGAAACAATGCCGGCAATTCCGGCGGCGTGGTCGACGGCTATGTGCTGACCTCTGATTTTGCTAATGTCGAGCGCAAGATCGACAGCGTAAATCAGGGCCTTTGCGACGGATTTTACCAGCAGGCGCAGCTTGTCAACGGCACCAACATGGCGATGGCAAACGGCTTTGCACAGGCCGAGCTGTCCCGTAGCAACCAGCAGGCGGCGCTGATGCAGCAGCTCAACGCCATGCAGATGCAGGCCGCTAATTGTTGCTGCGAAAACCGCGCGGCTATCGCGCAGGTGCGCTACGACATGGCGACGCAGGCGTGCGACACGCGTAACACCGTGCAGAACTCCACACGCGACATCATTGACGCGATGAACAGCGGGTTCCGCGGCATCGACCAGCGTCTAACCGCGCAGGAGATCGCTGCGAAGGACGCGAAGATTGCTGAACAGAACCAGCGTCTTTTTGCTGCTGACCTCGCGGCCTCTCAGGCTGCTCAGACGCTTGATATGCGCAACTATGTTAGCGCACAGTTCGCGTATTACAACCCGCGCCCCGTTCCTTCTTTTGAGGTTCCTGCACCTTATCAGTACGGTGGTTGCGGCTGCGGCTGCAATCAGGGTTGCGGCTGCTGACAACTGCATAGCATAGCTTTTCCCCCACACGGGGGAAATGGTCGGCCCCGTGCCGATACTACGACAACGCGGCGGGGCAATAGCTCCGCCGCTGTATTTTAACCGGGTCGAAATCGACCCCTTTAGAAAGGACTGATTATTTTGGCAGAGTACACAAACGCGAATATTGTGAGCGTAGCCGCAGGCCAGAACGTTCCCCTGACCGAAACGGCGGTCAATAGCAAGCCTTGTATCGTGCATCGTCAGGGTGCGGGCATTGTCACGCTGCGCGGCCTCACCAATCAAAACCGCGCTCTGTTTAGGGTCTCCTTTGGCGGCAACATCGCTATTCCCACCGGAGGCACGGTTGAGGACATCACGGCGGCGCTTGCCATTAACGGAGAGCCGCTGACCAGTGCAACGGCGACCGTCACGCCCGCGGCGGTAGGGAACTACTTTAACATTTATGTTTCCGCACAGGTCTGCGTTCCGAAAGGCTGCTGCCTGACGGTCGCAATGGAAAACACCAGCACTCAGGCCGTCAACTTCGCCAACTCGAACCTGACGGTTGAGAGAATTGCGTGAAAGGAGAATGGACATGAGCAAGAAATCAATGTATGATTTGCGCAATATGCTGTGCGACGAACTCGACGAGCTGGCACGCAAGGGCGAGCTTGGCGCGGGCGATCTCGAAATTGCGCACAAGCTGACGGACACCATCAAGAACATCGATAAAATTGAGATGTTGGAGGACGACGGCTATTCCCGCAATGAAGACTATTCTCGCCGCTATTCCCGCGACGGAGACTGGCAGTCGGGTATGCGCGGCGCTTATGACCGCGATATGTCCAATGCGAGACGCGGCACGCATTATGTGCGCGGCCACTATTCCCGTGACGGCGGCATCGACAACATGAAACGCCAGTTGCAGGAAATGCTGGACAACGCCGACGATGACAGCATCCGCAGAGCCATCCAGCGCTGCATGGACACGATTGAGGGCTAAAGGGGGTGCGCCCCTATGGTCGACGAGAATGAGGTCAATCGCTGGATAGCTCGCCTTGAAACGGAGGAATCAAGCTGGACAAACTATGAGCGCCTTGCCGTGCTGTATGCCATCCGTGACCAGCAAAGCGGCATCAGGGAGAGGGCTTTGCCGATGGCATACTCCGCAGCACCCGCGCCGGTTAGCGTCGAAACATACGGCGACAGCGATTTTCTGCGCGCAGTGGCAGATGTCCCGCCGGACAAGGCATGGGGGATCATGGACGAGCTGATGGACAGTTTGAAAATCGTGAACGAGCGCGTCTATAATAGCGTCATGCGGAAACTGATGACATGATAGTAATTTGTTAGCAACTGCGAAAGAATGAAGCGGAATAGCGAGTTGTTTAATCAAACATTATTGCATTTATTCCTCATTGTTCCGTGCTATTGCAATATAATTACGCGAAATGCACGTTTGCAGCTATTTGACGTGCATGGGGTCACAGGTTCGAGTCCTGTACCGCGCACCAGAAAAAAGCCTTGAAACTCAACGGTTTCAGGGCTTTTTCTTTTTGCCCTTTTCTGACGCTGTTTGTAGCGTGTTAGTAACGGCGGCAACAAGCGTATCGGGATCGAGGTGCGTGTAGATGTTCGCAGTGGTGGAATAATCCGCGTGACCGATGATTTTTTGAAGAAATTCCGGGGGCAGGCCTTCCTTGACCGCGCGCGTGGCGTAAGTATGGCGCGTGGCATGGGGGGTCTTTCTTTTTATTCCGAGGCGATCCAGCATGGGATAGTAGTCGCGGCGGCGGAAGTTGGCGGGGATCTTCTGCCCCTCGTATCCGGAGAGCAGCAGTTTCCCGGTTGCCTTTGCGGCGAAGTAGGCAAAATATGGTTTTCCCTCCGGACGGATCGGAATGACGCGATCTCGTCCGGCTTTTGTTTTTTCACCACCGACTACATAGGTTTCGTGATAATCCGCGAGCGGCAGGGAGAATAGCTCACCGATGCGCATACCGGTGGCAAGGAGCATGAGGACAATCTTCGCGACGTCGCTTCCGTCTTCCTCAATCTTCTTGATCTCTTCCGCCGTGAATACTTCCTTTTCTTTCTTGACGTTCTCGGGGAGCTTGACAAATTTCGCAAAGTTGGTGGAGCAGATTTCCTCGCGAATCGCCCAATTCGACATTTGCGTGATGAGCTGCTTGTACTTCGACACGGTGGAGTGGGATTTACCCATGTAAATATCTACAACGGATTGAAAGTCGGAAGCGCGCAGGTCGCGGAATTTCTTGTCGTAGAGCGGCTTGAACACCTTATAGGCGTTTTCATAGGATTCTACGCCGGAGGGCCCGATCTCACGGAAATGCTCGTCCTTCCAATCTTCGTACACTTCGGAAAAGGTCATATTGTATCGCTCGTCCAGCGGACGGCCTGTAAGCCGTTCTAAGGCATCTACGGCGTCGGTCTTGCGGGGGTAGTATCCGATGATAACACGATTCTTTGCGGCGACCCATGGACGCGTTCTGCGGCCTTGCAGCTTATATACCGTTCCGGTTCCGTTGGCGCGCTTGAGCGCCTTGCGCTTTTCCGGCACTTGCTTTTTGCCGCACATAGGACAAAACAGCGCGCCTTCCGGCAGCGCTGCTTTACATTTGATGCAATTCGCCATGTCAGCCCCTCCAAAATCCGTAATCTATACAATGAAAATCAATGTACGCGCACCACACAGTGAGAAAAACGATGATGAGGAACATTATAGCAACCACGCCGTTTCGGATACGCACTCCGCGTCTCATGATCTCGATCGTGTCCGCTTTTGCATCCACGTGGCGTTCTAACTCATCGTTGCGTGCTTGCAAGGTTTCTTCGGTCGGCGTCAAGTGTTCGGAAATCCCGAATATTTCGTCAAGGGATATACCGAGCACCTTGCAGATCGGCGCGACGGTGTAAATGGACGGGGCTTTCGACATTTTGGAAAAGAAGTTCTGCACGGTGGACAGCGGCACGCCGGAAGCGTCGGAAATGTCCTGGTAAGTCAGTTTCAGTTCTTCTTTACGGGATTTACACACTTCTTGGATGTTCATTTATGCCACCTTAATTTTTCCGATTTTCGCGCCGCGAAGTCGCAAGATGAGGGCTTGTCGAACCACGTCGAGCGCTGTCTTATTGCAAGGTTTTGTTATTGAAGTGGTAAGGTAAAGCGGAATATGGTCAAAACAAGCAGCGGCGACCGCTTCCCGCTGGCTGCAAAAAGGCCCCGCCGTTTGTTGCAGAGGGCGGCGGGGCCTTTACTTCGAGATATTGATGCTTGCACCGCTATGTGCAATAATCGACATATAGCCCCGTTGCAGAAATATTTGGAGGGACATAATTATGGACGAACAAACGAAAAAAGCGGCAGAACTTTTTGCCAACCTGACGCCAGAGCAGAAAAATATTATTCTTGCGATGGTTGATAACCTTCTATCACAGCAAGCACCGCACTCTTCTGCTGCGGAGACAACCGGCTAAACCCGGCAATAAGCTGCGCAAGCTGCGTATCCTCACCCTCGGCCTTCGGATCGCGGGCTTCTTTTACGCCCTCGGCCTCGACCAGCTTCCGCACCGTCTCAATATCTTTTAAGCACTTTGCGGTTTCTTCAGGGGTTTCCCCCTCGTGCACGAGAATGTCATCTGGCGTGGTTTTAAGCAGAATACAAATAACGGCGGCTTCTTTCGGAGAGGGGAGATTGCTATTTCGCTTCCATTCGCTAACCCATTTTGTTGTCCTGGTTGTTCCCATCTTTTTATTTAGTTCTTCGCAAAATATCGTGTTGTTTCTATATATTTTTTTAATCAAAAATACTACTTTTTCATAGTTAATGAAAACAACGTCCCTTTTTGCCACAGCAGTTACCTCTAAAAGTTTAATTCAAAAAATCAACATAGTCGGTAAACTTCCACATGCAGTCATAAAGCGTGAAAAGTTTTCCATCTGTTCCGATAGCCTTTATTGTTGATATTAAAAATGAGCGACCAACAACAGAAAAATTGAATTCTGCAAATTTTCCATGTTTCCAACAATGAATGCACGCTTTGGAAAGTTCACCGTTAACAGAATAATAAAGTTCCCCAATATAGTTTTCTTCATCGAATGACTTAATGCTATCTCTTACGGTACTGAAAAATGCAATTAGAGGATATTGGGGACGTTTTTTGGTTTTTGTTCGTGGGGCATAAATTAAATAACTTCTTGGTAAATCATCGGCATGAAGAACAGAGCCGAAATCAAAACAGATTGACTTAAAATTTATTTGATAATCAGATGGAATTATTTTTTCAACTTCGTTATCTTGTTCTAAATCATGCAACGTGCTAAGATGATAATTTATTTCATTTATCGCAAGGCTTAATGTCCTTTTGTTGTTTAAGTTGTACGCTGCCCACGCCTTGTTCTCGCCAATATACGAGCAGTTACAAATTTGATATGGCAAAAAGGGGAAATAAGTCATTTCCTCTTCAATGACTTGGCTCATTTTTAGCCAATCGTTTTTAGATAGCACATCTTTCTCACAACGAGAATTTACTAAAATTGCTATTTTTGAAGGAGGCGCGGATTGAACTCCTTTTGGGTCAACATATGCAGCAGGCGAATCGCGTGGCTCTGGTTCTTCCGCATAATATTCTTCATAGTTTCCACTCCAAGAAAGACCAAAGCGACCTAAAAAATAATCTAAAACTCCCATAGCCTAAATATTTTTTCAAAACCGCCAATTAAAGGCGGTTATTTTTGTGCATACCATCAATGAAGAAAATTCGTTGATGGTATTGACTAACGAAAAAAGTTCGTCTATAATAACCTTACAGAACTTAATCAAGGCAACAAAAACCAAGCCCCAACGGATTTTCCGTTTTGCGAACTTATAACCGATATTTTGTTGGCTGACACTTACATAATAGCGGTGTTGGTTGCGTTTGTCAATATAAAGTTCTGAACTTTATAAGGAGGGGAGAACGCTTGGAATTAAAAGCAATTCGAGAAAATGCCGGTTTGCGTCAGGAAGACGTAGCAAAGAAACTCCGTGTAAGAGTTTCTGCGGTGTCGAACTGGGAACGCGGTGTGAATGGTATCGCAAGCAAGTACATTAGACCGTTGACCAGATTGTACGGTGTGACCGAAACGGAAATCAGATCGGCATCGGGAGCCGCACAGGCCGCAAGAGCAGATAAGGCGATGAGACCCAGCGAAGAGAACTAACACACAACAGGAGGTTAAAGATGATTTTTTCAGCATGGAAAAGTGGCTGCCGCATTTCCGCTGACGCGCAGAAGGTCGCTGACGAAATCTTGGCAATCGGCAACTCCGCAACGACCGCCCAAATCCTCGACAAGGCGAGGGACGAGCAGACGGAACTGCATAAGTGCTTTGATTGGGACGATGCAGAAGCCGCCGAGAAGTGGCGTTTGCAGCAGGCGCGGCACATTGTTTGTAACCTGGTTATCAAGGAGAAGAGTGATACACCCCGCCCCGAGGTGCGCGTGTTCTTCAAGACGGACGCGGATAACGGCTATAAGCCGACAGTCCTTATCATGCAGGACAAGGACGAATATCGGAAACTGCTTGACCGCGCTCTTGCAGAGCTGACCAGTTTCCGGGCGAAGTACAAAACACTGGTGGAGCTTGACGGCGTATTTGACGCCATTGACAAGGTAGCCGGATAAATTCGCAGTGGTAAGCAGAAACAGGGGCGCGTAGCTCCGTAGCAAAATAAAGCAAGGAACAGGACATTAAACATCTGTATATGACAGTATAAAACATTACACTACACGCTTCTGTTTCTGCTTACCGCAGACAAAACACCGCGTATTAGGACAAAACACCACTACACACTAAAGGATATCGCAAATCAACATCGTGCGCTTGCTGTGGCTTATGGCCTTAAAATACACAACTGCTAAACGCCATATGACAACGCAGCAGAACAAATTACAGAACATTATATACTGCATAAGCACCTCCACCATAAGTCACAGCAAGCGCACGAACAAAACGAAGGAGGAATATACCGTGAAAAAGGAACGCATCATTGAAATTCAGCCGGTGAAAATCGAATCGGCAACCATCTGTATCGAGGGGGACGGCGATCTTGTTTTAAACAAGATGAACGCCCGCACCATCCGAGAATTGACCCGCGCCCGCGAGAGCAAAAAGACCACGAAAGAAATCCCCAACAACTGGGAGGACATCATTACCGCCATGCACTGGCTGAACGGCTATCCGGTCGAGGACACTTACCGCGACATGAACGCAGAGGTTTTGCATGATATGCTGACGAACAACGCTCCGTGCATTACGGGCTTCGGGCTAAAAAAGTCCTTTTGTCAAGCGGTTGTTCGAAACGAGATTGACACTTACTCGACGAAGTTTGACAACGCCATGAATGTGACAAACGCACTTATTCCAATCAAGTTTGCGGAACACAACGTTGACCAGAAGCTCATGTCCCCGAAGCGCGGCGCGCCCGTCCTTGTTTACATCAACCGCTTTTCCGGATGGAGTGCGGAAATCCCAATTACATACACCGAGAATGTTTACTCTCTCGACCAGATCGTGAACATCATCAATATGGCCGGCTTTGGACTTGGCATCGGTTCTGGGCGTTCCAGCGGATACGGCAGATACCACGTTGTCGGCATCAAATAAAAAATGCCCCGCCCAATGTTGCAGCATCGAGCGGGGCGGGTGGGACAAATCTCACCACAAGATATTGTGTCCGTGCTTATTGTAGCACGGAAGAAAGGAAAAGGCAATGATAAAAACAATGGACCTGAACGAGTGCGCGGCATACTTACGCGCACACGGGCTGAGCATTTCGAACGAATCGCTGGCAGACGGCCTTGAGCAGCGGGTTTACCCCTTCGGCGTGTGCATCCGCGGCGGCAAGCGCAGAATCTTCCAAATCTATACTCGCCTCGTGGACGAGTGGATTGCGGAACGCGAGGTGGAGGCATGATCGACACGCTGTTTTTCGGCTGCATCGCTGCTGCGGTAATTGCGCTCAACGGCTGCGACTTTACGACGGGGCTTGCCGTCATCGGCGCGTGCGCGGTGTGCAAGGTGCTGTATGAGCTGCTGCCGTATATCGACAGGGGGTGCAGGAAGTGAAATGCGAGCTGTACCATGACAACTTCCAGAATTTTAAGAAATACGGAATCCCAAAGGCGCAGCTTGTGATCGCGGACATTCCCTACAATATCGGCGCTGACGCTTACGGGAGCAACCCGACGTGGTACATCGGCGGTGACAACAAAAACGGCGAGAGTAAAAAAGCAAAGAGCAGCTTTTTCAACTCCGACGGCTATTTCAAAATCGCCGAGTATATGCACTTCTGTAACCGGCTTTTGAAGAAAGAACCGAAGGAGAAAGGGCAAGCCCCGGCAATGATTGTTTTCTGCGCGTTTGACCAGATGCAGACCGTTATGGAGTATGGCAAGCAGTACGGATTCAAAAACAGCTACCCGATGTTTTTTTGCAAAAACTATTCCGCGCAGGTGCTTAAAGCCAATATGCGAGTAGTAGGGGCGACGGAGTTTGCGGTAGTGCTTTACCGTGACAAGCTTCCAAAATTTAACAACGGGCGCGAGATCGGCGAAGATGGGAAACCGATTCGCGGCAATGTGCTGAAAAGGCTGATTGAAGTTTTTACCGACCCCGGCGACGTTGTAATTGACCCATGCGCGGGAAGCGCGGCCACCCTTCGCGCGGCGTATGAACTTGGGCGAAATGCTTACGGTTTTGAAATCGACAGGAATTTTTACAAGGCGGCGCAAGAAGAAATGCTTGCTCCACTGTTTGAAAAGCCCGCACAAATCACGGTGGAAGAGGTGACACCGTGAGACGGCACGACAAGCGCACGAGAGAGCAGCGCAAGGCGGACGAATCGGCGCTGATCGCGGCGGCGTGTCTGGGGGCGACGGTCCTCTTGATCGTGATCTCAATCCTCACCACCAGCGCGCAGGCGGTCGAAGCGGAACCGGAAGAAACTCCAATTGTAGAGGAGCATAACCCCGCATGGGACATCCCCGCGACTGAAAGCGCAGTGTGCAACGACGTTTTCCTCGGCGAGTTTACGCTTACGGCCTATTGCCCCGGACGCTGCTGCTGCGGCAAGTGGGCGAGCGGCTACACCGCAACCGGCACGCTGGCGACCGAGGGACGCACGATCGCGGTCGACCCGAAGGTGATCCCTTACGGAACGCGCGTCCTGCTGATCTGGCCGGACGGCACGCAGCACAGCTACATCGCCGAGGACTGCGGCGGCGGCGTAAACGGAAACCGCATCGACGTGTTTTTCAACGACCATCAGGCGGCGCGCATATTCGGCATCCAGTCCGCGATGGCGTATTTGGAGGTTGAGTGATGTACAAATGCGAATCCTGCGGCGCGGTGTTTGATGACGCCGTTGAAACGCTGGTACGGGAAAATCTCGACGGCGAGCGCGGCGTGTGGCGGCACAGCGTGGCGAGCTGCCCGTACTGCGGGAGCGAATTTTTGAAGGAGCGAAAAGATGAAGATGCAGAAAATCTCGACGCGCGGCATGAGCCGCGAAGACTGGCTTGAAGAGCGGCGGAAGAGCCTCGGCGGCAGCGACATGGGCGCGGTGCTGGGGCTGAACAAATACCGCTCGCCCTATACGGTGTGGGCGGAGAAGACCGGCAGGATCGGCGAAGCGCCGGAAAACGAGGCGATGCGCGTCGGGCGAGACCTTGAACCGTATGTGGCAAGCCGATTCGAAGAGGCGAGCCGCAAGAGCGTGCGCCGCATGAACTACCTGCTGCGCCGCGAGGACTGCCCTCATTTGCACGCCAACATCGACCGGCAGATCCTCGGCGAAAGCTCCGGCCTTGAATGCAAAACCGCGAGCGCGCTGAACCTCAAGCGCTACGAGGGCGGGGACTTCCCCGAAAGCTACTACGCGCAGTGCGTGACGTATCTGGCCGTGACCGGTTGGGCGCGGTGGTATCTGGCGGCGCTGGTGCTCGGGAAGGGCTTCTACTGCTACCAGATCACGACGGTCAAAGACGATGACACGCCGGAATGGTGCGAGAGCAGCGTATATGTCAGCCCCGATGAGATCGCGGCGGTCAAACGCTGCGGAGAGGACTTCTGGCGCGACTACGTGGAAGCCGACAGCCCGCCGCCGATGGACGGGGCGGAGAGCACGACGGAGACGATCACGACCATCTATGAGGGCGGCGGCGGAGAGGTAGAGCTCTTCGGGCGCGAGAGCCTGATCGAGCAGTATCAATACCTGATGAGCCGCAAAAAGGCCATCGAGAAGGACGCGGACGCCATCAAGCAGCAGCTTATGAACGATCTCGGCGACAACGAGCGCGGCTACTGCGGGCGCTACACGGTGGACTGGAAGGGGCAGAGCCGCTCGACAGTCGACGCAAAGGCGTTTGCCAAGGATCACCCAGACGTGGACTTGAGCAGATACTACAAAACGACAAATTTCCGCAAATTTGCGGTGAAGGAGGATAACGAAAGATGAAAGAAGGATTGATTCAGAACGCGCAGGCGATGCAAAAAGCACCGCAGCAGAAGCAGGCATCCGTCACGGCGTTGGTGAACGAGCTGCTTGACCGCGACGGCATGCGCAAGCGCTTTGACGAGCTGCTTGGCAAGCGCGCGCCGCAGTTTATTTCGTCCATCGTTTCGATGGTCAATGCAGACAAGAATTTGCAGCAGTCCTTTTACGAATCCCCGATGACGGTCATTCAGTCCTCGCTGAAAGCGGCGATGTTTGACCTTCCCATCGACCAGAGTTTGGGCTACGCCTACATTGTGCCATTCAAGAACTACAAGAAGGATATTGGCGCAAAAAAGATGGAAGCGACATTCATTCTCGGCTGGAAAGGTATGCACCAGCTCGCACTTCGCACGGGCGCATACAAGACCATTAACGTCGTGGACGTGCGCGAGGGCGAATTGAAGAGTTACAACCGTCTGACCGAAGAGGTTGACATTGATTTTATCGAGGACGAGGACGCGCGCGAGGCACTCCCTGTGGTTGGTTACGTTGGTTATTACCGGCTGATCAACGGCGCGGAAAAGACCGTGTACATGAGTGTCAAGGCGATCACGGCGCATGAAAAGAAATTCCGCAAGGGCGAATATCAGGGGAAGGGCTGGCGCGACGATTGGGACGCAATGGCGCGCAAAACCGTTTACCGCATCTTGATCGGTAAGTGGGGCGTGATGTCTATCGACTACCAGACCCGCGACGCAGGGAAGCAGCTTGCCGATGTGATCGCCGCAGATGAGCAGGCAGAGGAAACCATCGAAACCGAAAACTACACCGTCGACGAGACGACCGGCGAGGTGCTGGAAAGCGAAGGTGATACACAGTGATGAATCGCGTGTGCCTGATGGGACGCATCGGGCGCGACTTGGAGCTGAAGAAGACGAACAGCGGCGTATCCGTTGTGTCGTTCCCTCTTGCCGTTGATCGCAACGGCAAAGAGGGCGGCACGGACTGGATCGACGTTGTCGCATGGCGCGGCACGGCAGAAGTGCTCTGCAACTACGCCGGACGCGGGCGGTTGATCGGCGTCGAGGGGCGCTTGCAGATGCGCGACTGGACGGACAAGAACGGGAACAAGCGCAGGAGCTACGAGGTGCAGGCTGACAGCGTGTATTTCGCGGACAACAGGCGCTTGGAGGGTAACGACACCGCTACGCCGCAATACGCCGCAGAGGGCGCCGCAGGCGGCTTTGCAGAGGTCAACGAGGACGACGGCGAGCTGCCGTTTTAAGGCGGTGACGGCATGGCTGAGAGCAAAGAGTACGTCAAGCTCTGGCTGAGCTACGCGGACTATTTTCGCGAGTACGGCGACGCATCGATCGGCGCAATTGTCCGGGCGATGCTCGCTTACCGGAAAAACGGAGAACAGCCGCAGTTTGAAGGCCCCGAAAGATTTATTTGGCCTGCAATTCAGCGTGATATTGACGAGTCCATAAAGGCGCAGGAAGCCGCCGCCAATGCCTGCCGAGAGAACGGTAAAAAGGGCGGCAGACCGGCGAAAGCAATCGGTTTTTTGGAAACCAAAGAAAACCAAAAAAACCAAAGCGGTTTTTTGGAAACCAAAAAAAGCCAAGGTCAAGGACAAGGTCAAGGACAAGGACAAGGTCAAGGACAAGGTCAAGGACAAGGTCAAGGACA